TCAACGGTGATGACGATGATGATGACCGTGATGGCGGTGTAATGACCCCAGTATACCAAGGAGCACAATGAACCATCTTGTATTCACAATCTTAATTGCAGCATACATTTTCTCTGATGTACCATCAGCAGTGTACGCATGAGTAAAATATTCTATAGTCCATACTACTCACTATATGAGTTTGGATTTTTTATTGTAATTGGAACAGTAGCAGGGATGACAGGTTTGATATAATATGTTATAATACTCTTATCTACATCATTGAAAAGTGAAACTTCGAGAGCACATGAAACTGTCAGACAAAACACTCAAAATCCTTCAGAACTTTACGACTATCAATCAGTCACTAGCGTTCAAAGAAGGTAAGAAATTACGAACAATATCTGTCATGAAGAATGTATTGGCAGAAGCAGAGATAGAAGAATATATTCCCAAAGACTTTGCCATCTATGATTTACCACAGTTCTTGAATACTGTATCTCTTTGCAGTTCTCCTGACATCGATGTGTCTACAAACGAATCTTTTGCACACATCAAAGAAGGAACAGCAAACAGATCCAAATACTTTTTCTCTGATCCTAGTGTGATCATTGCACCACCAGATAAAGAGATGGCACTTCCTAGTGAAGATGTGCAGTTCATACTTGGTGAAGAGCAGTTAGCAAAAATACTCAAGTCATCATCAATACTAGGACTACCAGATCTATCAGTTGTAGGTGAGGCAGGTGTAGTCAAACTTGTAGTGAGTGATCGTAAGAATGATACTTCTAATGATTTTGCTGTGGTTGTAGGTAGAACTGATAAAACATTCTCATTCAACTTCAAGATTGAGAACATCAAACTTATTACAGGCACATATCAGGTGTCTATCTCTTGCAAAAATTTAGCAAGGTTCTATAATACAGACTATAAACTTACATACTTTATAGCACTAGAACCTGACTCAACTTACGCATGAATCATTACGGACTTGAAGTAACCTTTTGGATAGTGTTCTCACTATCCCTCATCTATCTTTATGACAAGAGTAAATCATGAAGGAGTTTGATTATGACCTCAATTACAAAGAACTTGATTTTACAGACGAGGAAACTCGCAAACTTTATCGTATTGGAAGGGGAGAGCAAGGAGTTCTACTGGTTCGCCCTTATACTAACGATATCTGTGCTCATTGGAGATTTAAGACACCAGAGATTGCAGTAGAATCTTCTAATCATATTTTCGGCATGTATCTAGATTACCGAGATAAAAAAGATTTTATCGGTATGGATATGTGTCGTAAATTTTTAGAGATGGGTTTTACACGTTCAAGACGCTATGCCAATCATAAGACAGGCAAGAAATATGATAGCGAAGGAAACGTAAGACCCCAAGACCCAGATCATATGACTAATAAGTATGCGAAGTCTGCACAAATATTTAAACGAGTAAGAGATATTGTTGCAAAAAATGACACGTATGTTAGCATGAGAAAACAGTGGAGATCTAATGAGTGATTTCATATGGGTTGAAAAATACAGACCCAAAACTATTGATGATTGTATTCTCCCTGATCGTATCAAAAATACGTTCAAAGAATTTTTACAAGAAGGTGAAATACCTAATTTATTATTAGCAGGACCGCCTGGTATTGGTAAAACTACTGTGGCAAAGGCACTGTGTCAACAATTAGGATGTGATTACTATGTTATCAACGGTTCTGACGAGGGTAGGTTTCTGGATACGGTACGTAATCAGGCGAAGAACTTTGCCTCCACGGTCTCTCTTACTGCTTCTGCAAACCACAAAGTCATTATCATCGACGAAGCAGACAATACCACTTCCGACGTTCAACTATTACTCAGGGCGAACATCGAAGCATTCTACAAGAACTGTAGATTCATTTTTACCTGCAATTACAAGAACAAAATCATTGAACCACTCCATAGCAGGTGCTCTGTTGTGGACTTTAGTATCAGTAGACAGGATAAACCATCTATTGCAGCACAGTTCTTCGCAAGAATAAATGAGATCTTACAGAAGGAAGGTGTAGAGAGTGATAAAAAAGTTGTAGCAGAATTGATTAGTAAATACTTTCCAGATTGGAGACGTGTATTGAACGAATGTCAAAGATATTCTGCAGGTGGTAAGATAGACACAGGCATACTTGCAGTCCTAAGTGATTCACATGTCAAAGAACTCGTTGATTATCTCAAGAAAAAAGAGTTTCCAAATGTCAGGAAATGGATAGTTCAGAACCTAGATAACGATACTAATGCTATACTAAGAAGTGTATACGACTCAATCTATGAGTCGATGAAACCAAAATCAATACCTGAGGCAGTGTTGATTATTGCTAAGTATCAATACCAGTCTGCCTTTGTTGCTGATCAAGAGATAAATCTATTAGCAGCATTGACTGAAATTATGTGTAACTGTGAATTCAAATGAGTAAATGTTTAGTGACTGGTGGAGCAGGTTTCATCGGTTCTCACCTAGTAGATCGACTACTAAAAAATAACAACCAAGTTGTTGTAATTGACAATGAAAGTGCAGAGGCAAATGAAGAATTTTATCACAACCCACATGCTGAGTATCATACTGTTGACATCCGCAATATGGATGATTGCAGTGTACTATTTTCAGGTGTGGATACCGTCTTCCACCTAGCAGCACATAGCAGAATACAAATTGCTATGGAGAATCCACAAGAATGTTTGGAGACAAATATTCAAGGCACAGTCAATATGCTTGAGTGTGCTAGACAGGCAGGTGTGAGGAGATTTGTAAATTCTTCTACATCATCTGTGTATGGGTTGAAGAATGAACCACCTTTACAGGAGGTCATGCCAACACATTGTCTCAATCATTACTCTGCAAGTAAAAGATCTGCAGAGATCATGTGTGAGATGTATCATAACTTGTATGGACTTAGAACTATATCCTTGAGATATTTCAATGTATATGGTGACAGACAACCACTCAAGGGTCAGTATGCACCTGTGATAGGATTGTTCTTAGAACAATTGAAACGTGGTGAAGCACTTACTATTGTGGGTGATGGTGAGCAACGTAGAGATTTTACTCACGTTGATGATGTAGTTGAAGCAAACATGTGTGCTATGCTCACTAATTTTTCTGGTATCAGTGTCAATATAGGGACAGGTAAAAATTATTCTGTCAACGATGTTGCTGCTATGATATCAGATAATGTAACATACATACCACCAAGAGAGGGAGAAGCAAGAGAAACACTTGCAGAAATTTACAAGGCAGCAGTTGCCTTCAATTGGTTTCCTTCCAAAAAATTAGAGGATTACATTTATGAAGAACTTGAAAACACCTCTCCGTTACCCTGGCGGAAAGAGCAGAGCGATAACTAAGATCAGCGAATTTTTTCCTGACCTTAGTAAGTACGATCAATTTAGAGAACCGTTTGTGGGTGGTGGGTCTGTTGCTCTATGGGTAACGAAGACCTACCCTGACTTGTCTATATGGGTCAACGACTTATACGAACCATTATATAATTTTTGGGCATGTCTACAACTTGCAGGTGATGTCATGCAAGAGAAATTAACAAAGATAAAAAAAGATAATCCTGATCCAGATAAGGCAAAAGAATTATTCATAGAGTCTAAAGATATATTATCAAAGGGCACTGATGTAGATAAAGCAGTTGCTTTTTATGTTATAAACAAGTGTAGTTTCAGTGGTCTTGGTGAGAATAGTTCATTCTCTCGTCAGGCAAGTGACTCCAATTTTTCTATGAATGGTATAGAGAAACTCACAGGGTATATGCAACTTATAAAACATTGGAAGATAACAAACTTATCTTACGAAGAGTTATTGCACGGTGAAGGATCTTTTGTATATCTTGATCCTCCGTATGAGATAGGGTCAAATCTTTATGGTAAGAAGGGAGGTATGCATAAGTATTTTCATCACACTAGATTCTCACAGGCATGCAGTTGTTCAAAACACACAATGCTTGTCAGTTACAATTCATCTAATCTAAATAAGAGAAGATTCTCTGAATGGAATGCAGCAGAGTATGATCACACATACACAATGCGATCTACTGGCGATTACATCAAAGAACAAAAGAAAAGAAAGGAATTAGTGCTGACCAACTATGAGAACATTTAGAGACTACTTACTTGATGTGCACGAGGTGATAGACCTAGAAGAGAGCAGTCTGAATAGATTGAAATCTAAAGCAGAGAAAGGTGGCACCGCTATTGTGTCAGCATCAAGAGGTGAAAAATCTAATAAAGAGAATAGAGCGAGGGCAAGAAAACTTGATAGAGACATCAGAGGTAAGTTTGGTAAGGGTGCTACAAAAGTGTCAGGTAGATACATGGAGAAGGATGAAAAGACAGGTAAGGAGACAAAGGTCAAGGAAAGAAGTCACGTGATATCATCTGGTAAGATGGGTAAAAGAAAATTCAAGAAGGCAGTCAAGAGTCTAGGTAGAAAGTATGGTCAGGATGCGGTGATAACTCAGCAGAAAGGTAACAAAGATGCTACACTAAAGAGAACCAGAAAGGGTGGGTTGCCTAAGAGAAACATTAAACTTGGGAAGATGAAACCTGGTCGCACTGGTGACAACGACACCAAAATTAAAGGAAAGACCTTTACCTATGACACAAAGTAAACCTTACGATGATAGTAACTGGAGACAAGAGTATCTCGGTTACAAACATGTGAATAAGAAACAGAGAGAACTGCTTGAGAATGGAGCAAAGAGTCTCTCACAATCTTGGTTACTGGGTGCAATGTATAGTGAATGGAAACAAATGAAAGGATATAATAAATATGATCCAAAAGAAAATGTGGGTCAAATGCAATCATCTATGAAAGATTTTTTTAAGGATCATGGATAAGGTAGAAGATCTGTATGAAGACATGGTAAGACTCAACATGCTCTACGAGGAGATGTGTTGGGCACATGATGTGAGATTAGAATTTAAAGCAGATTATGAAAACAACAGGATCATTATCAAACCAAAAACTGAAAGATTGGATACTGGGTTATCTGAGTAAACCAAATCCTGTTTTCAATAATATGCCACCATGTCCTCACGCTAAGAAAGCATGGTTGGATGGTAATGTAGAAATAAAAAAATTTGTAAATTATGATGAATTAGAATATGGTATCAAAGATCTTGTTGGATCTAAAGTAAAAATATTTTATTTTGAATATCCCTTTCTACCTACTGCAGAAAAATTAAAAAATGTAGTGTCATGGTT